GGCTCAGAAATACATTCAGGCGACCGATCCGAAGCGTGCGGCGGCCATGGCCGAAGCGATGTCAAAAATCAGCAAGGAAGCCAGTCCCGAAAAGGCCAAGGCCATGATGGCCTCGCTGGAAGAATCCCTGCGCACCGGCGATCTGTTCGCCGACATGCAGGTCAAGGCCGCACTGTCGGCTTACATGCAGAACAAGGCGCTGTACAGCCAGCTCAAAAACGATTCGCGTGACGCGACCGGGATCCTCGACAAGAACCTCGCCGAGCGGCGCGAGTCGTCATCGCAGAAATGGGCGGAAATGGCCCAGTCGATGGATGACGCCATGCGTAGCATCGGTGATGCGCTGCGTCCGGTGACGGACACCGTGGCCGAGTCGTTGACCAAGGTTACTAAAGGCATTACGTCGCTGACTGATAGCGCGCCCGGGGTGGTTGCCGGTATCGCCACGGTCGGGGCGGGGCTGATCGCCTTAAAAGGTATCTTCAGCACGATCAAGATCAGCAAGGGGCTGCTAAACCTTGCGCGTGGGTCGCGCGGTGGCAGGAATGGGAGCGAAGCCCCAAATAAAAACCCCGGAGAACTTGATCTGGTAGCGACTGGCCTGGATGTTGTTTCGCGGGTGAAGGATGCGGCAACAGGCGGTGGCCTTGGTACTGACAGTGGTGCAGGTAACGACGGCGTCAAGAAGGTTTTCGTCGTCAATGCCGGCGCTATGGGTGGCGGTGTGGATGCGTCGGGCGAATCGCGCCGACGTGGACGTGGGTCAAGGCGCAGCGCGCGGCGCCGATCGTTGCCGAGTTCGAGAGGTCCGCGCCCATCTGTGCCTCGTCCACCTGTTCCGGTTTCACGTCCATCTGTTCCGGTTTCACGGCCACCCGTCCCGGCTTCGCGTCCCCCTGTTTCGATCCCGGCGCCATCAGTCCTTTCTGTTCCAAGTGGGGCATTGTCCAAGCTCGGCGTCGTCGCAGAAACCGTCGGTAAGGTCAGCAAGGCGGCCAAGGTCATTCCTGGCGGCACGCTGCTGGAGTCCGGCGCGATGGCGCTTGAAACCTTTCAAAACGCCAAGACCAAGGACGAAAAAGCCGAAGGTTACGGTTCGGCTGCCGGCAACCTGGCCGGCACCATGGCCGGTGCAGCAGCAGGCGCCGCCATTGGTTCGGTTGTGCCGATCATCGGCACCGCGATCGGCGGCATGATCGGTGCTTACCTGGGCAGTCAGGGCGGTGCGGCGCTGGGCGGGTCGTTGGGTAAGTCGCTGTTCGGCGGTGAGGATGAAAAGGCCGAGCAAACGGCAAAGGCGCCGGTGCCGACCACGCCGCTCATGATGGCGTCAGCGGCGCAGCAAGGCCCGGTGCTGGGGGATGTCGCGCGCTCGATGGCAGTGACGGCGCCGCTCAAGTCGGCGGCGATGGCCATCCAGCCCAAGGAGGCGGCGAAGCCGGAGCCGGCCAAGGTGGATCAGCAGTTTCAGTATTCACTGAGCATGCCGGTCACGGTGCAAGGTGATGTCAAAGACCCGCAAACCTTGGCGCAGGATCTGATGCCGCACATGCAGCGAATGATGCCGCACATGCAGCGAATGATGGCGGACGCGGCGAGGAGTGACGCCGCCAAGCTGTACGACGAACCCCATGTCTAAGGAGGTTTCATGGCTTACATGGAGCAGATGCAATCAAGTCTGAAGTATCTGGTGGATGCAGCGGAAACCGGGCGGCGTAGCGCGGATGGCATGCTGTCCCCGGTCAATGGCGCGATCCGTGAACTGACCGGCGCCGCGTCCGAGCTGGAAAACATCCCGTTCGTTGGTCCAGCCATCGGCGCCAAGCTTCAGCGGGTGATGCGCGGCGTCGACGCGGCTCAGGCCAAGGTCGGTCAGGTGGCGGCGGTGTACGGCCGCGCCACCCGGGCGGCGGCCGAAGTGCAGGAGCGGCTGGGCACATTGAAGGAACAGGCGGGCAAGGCGGCCACGGCAATCAACAACGTCGCCGGCAAGGTCAGCCCGTCGCTGGCCAACATCGTGCCCACCAGTTCCTTTGCCGTGGAGGCCACGCCGGCGCCGGAGGCGGTGAAGCCGTTCCCGCATCTGATGATCATTCAGCCGCGCGACCCGAAAATTGAGCCGTATTACTTCAACCTGGACACGGCGGCGTTTGATGAGCTGAGCCGTTCGACCGAGTTCCGCTGGGCTTCGCAGGAGCGGCTGACGCGCCGGCCGGCGAAGCAGGCCATCGGTATGGGCGATGAAAAGTTGACGCTCAAGGGCACGATCTATCCGGGCTTCAAAGGCGGTTTAAAGCAGCTCGACACGCTGCGTTCCATCGGGGCAAGGCAGCAACCGCTGACCCTGACCACGGGCTATGGCGAGGTGATCGGGACGTGGTGCCTGAAGAGGGTCAACGATGAACAGGGCGCGTTTTTGCACGGCGGGATTCCCCGCAAACAGGGGTTTACTTTGGAGTTTGAGCGTTATGGCGACGACATGCAGGACGTCTGATGGCGACATGCTCGATGTCATTTGCAACAACGTTTACGGCCATCTGAATGGCAGCGTCGAGGCCGTGCTCGATGCGAATCAGGGGCTGGCCGATGAGCCTCAGCCGTTCCGGTTGGGCGTGATCATCGTCCTGCCGGATCTACCCAGCCCGACCAATGAAGGCGTCAGCTTGTGGGATTGACCCGGGGCGATGCCTTCGCCGGCGACGCGTCGCGTCGCGTTACGCGTAACGACACCTTGTTTTTCTGGCCCGCCTTGTGCGGGTTTTTATTGGAAAAAACCATGACTCCGATGTTTCGCATTGTCGCCGATGGGGCCGACGTCACGGCCAAGATCAACGATCGGCTGTTGTTGCTGCGCACCTCTGACAAGCCGGGCATGGAGTCCGACGAGTTTGAGTTGCGTATCGACGACCGTGATGGGCAAGTGCAATTGCCACGGCGTGGCAGCTCAATCGAGATCTACCTGGGCTATGCCGAAACGACCTTGACGCGTATGGGCAGTTACATCGTCGACACGGTCGAGGTGTCAGGCCCGCCGGACACGATCGTGATCAAGGGCAAGGCCAGCGACGTGCGTGGCAGTGGCAAAACCATCCGTAGCGGAAGCTGGGAAGGCGTGCCGTTGTCGAAGATCGTGGCTGACGTGGCCGCGCGCAATGGCTGGACGCCGGTGTGTCCGGTGTCGACCAAGGTCGCCCGGGTCGACCAGCTCAACGAGTCCGATTTTAATTTCATCACCCGGCTGGCCAAGCAATACGACTGCACGGCCAAGGTGGCCGACGGCAAGCTGTTGGTGATGCCGCGCCAAGGTGGCCAGACGGCCAGCGGTAAGGCGTTTGGCGTTATCACGCTGACCCGCAGTGACCTCAGCCGCTGGCAATTCAGTCTCGGCGATCGCAACTCACACAAGGCGGTTGCGACCAAACATCAGGACAAAAAGAACGGCAAGCTCGCGGTGGTCACCATCGACAACGACGACGCGCCGGATGGCCTGCCGGCAGTGCATACCGACCGCCATATCTACCCAGACAAGGGCGCTGCTGAAGCGGCGGCCAAGGCACGTCTGTCGGCGTTCAACCGCTCGACCGCCGATGTGCGGCTTGAAATGCCCGGCCGGACGGACATCTTCGCCGAGCGTCCGATCATCGCTCAGGGTTTCAAGGTCGGGCTTGATGGCGAATACCTGGCGGATTCGGTCGAGCAGGTGTTCACCCAGTCCGGCTGGTCGACCACGGTCGAATGCAATGCCGGCAAAGCCGGTAAATCCAAGGGCAAGAAAAAGAAAGGGCCGAAACCACCCCTCAAGGTTGTGAACATCGAGAAACAGTAACCGCATCCCATCGCCGCCTGAGTGCGGCTTTTTTACGTCTGGAGTTTGTATGTCCATCACTGAACAACAACTGCAAAGCATCATGCCCAACGCCCGCCGCCAAGCGGGCGTTTTTGCATCCGCCCTCAACGCAGCCATGGCCCACCGGCAGATCAACACGCCGAAACGTCAAGCCGCGTTTCTGGCGCAAGTCGGTCACGAGTCGGGTCAGCTGCAGTACGTCCGGGAACTGGGCGGCGACCAATACCTGAGCAAATACGACACCGGCAACTTGGCTGCAAAACTGGGCAACACGCCGGCAGCGGATGGTGATGGCCAGCGCTATCGCGGTCGCGGCCTGATCCAGGTAACCGGCCATGACAATTACCTGCGCTGCAGCTTGGCGTTGTTCGGTGACGAGCGATTGCTGCGTACGCCTGAACTGCTGGAACTGCCGCAGTGGGCCGCTGAATCGGCCGCGTGGTTCTGGTCAGTGAATGGGCTGAACGCGCTGGCCGATCAAAACGAATTCAACACGATCACCCGCAGGATCAACGGCGGTCTCAACGGCCTGCAGGATCGGCTGGAGTTGTGGGGGCGGGCGAGGGCAGTGCTATGCGTCTCGGCGAACTGATCCCGACGCCGTATCGACTGGTGGCCAAAGGCGTGCTGCTGGTCGTCTTGGTCGGTGGTTCTGCGTCCATTACCTGGCAAGTACAGGATTGGCACTACGGCAAACAGCTCGCAGAGCAGGCCCGACTCCACACCGAAACCCTCAACCAGTTGGCTCTGGCCACGGTTGCGCAGCAGCGTGCCCAACAAGACAAACGCCTTGCGCTCGAGCAGCGCCTGGCAACCAGTGAACAAACCCATTTTCGAGCCTTGAGCGATGTCCAACGTGATCAAGGTCGCCTGCGCGACCGCCTTGCCACTGCTGATCTG